AGGCTCTGCAGGGGCGGCAGGGGCGGCAGGGGCGGCAGGACCAGCCCCCAATCGCTCCAGCTCTCTACGCTTAATCAGCTCATTTCGCACAGGATCCGGGTCAAACGTGGCTGCCTGAATCTGTCTGATCTGCGCTTGGCGCTGTCGTTCTGCGGCAACAGCTTCAGCCCGAACCTGGTCTTCCTCCGCCTGTCGCCGCTCTTCCATGGCTTGACGAATGGCAACGTTGCCATCCGATCGGGTAAACCCTGACATGCCGGCAACACGTTCTTGCTGGGCAAGCATGGCCGCCTCAATCCTGGCCACGTCATCCAGACGGTTCTGCTCAATAGCCTGCTGACGCATCTGCTCCAACTGCTCGGCTTCTTGCCGCAGGTCTTGGGCTTGTTGCGCAGAGAACCCGGGGCGGGCCGGCTGGGCCTCTATGCTAGGCAGGCCAAGGGCGGCAGGTGCTTCTGGTGCAGCAGCTGCAGCAGGCGGCCTCTCCGGGGGCGGGGTAACTGCGCCCTTAGCACGACGGCCAAGAGTCAAATCAACCAACAGACTGGTTAGCGCGCCAACACCAGCGCCATAGACGCCTTCCTCACCTGATCCTTCAAGCACGTCTTTCTTGGGATCGTAGACGCCTTTGGCAATGTAGTTCTGGGCCACCTTCTGGGCGGCTTCGGTCAAACCTTCCACCCCACCGCGGGCAAGGGCAGTGGTGAAGATACTCTTGAGTGGACCAATGTTGGGGGCAAGAATGTCCAGCATGCCTGTTGGCGCGCCCAACGCAGTAGCCCGACTAATCTCTTCAGGCGTAGCGCCCGCTTGTTCTGCGGCCTGACGCGCTTCACCGGCACCAGCGGAAACACCAAGAGCGCCAGCGCCAACACGACCAGCAAGGCCCAAAGGACCGGCAACAAAAAATGGTAGAGTAGATCCAACACCAGAAAGCAGTTTGCTAGATACGCTCTCGCCAATCTCAGGCGTAGCAGGAGCCAAGTACTCGCGGGTGGGTTTGGCCAAGCTCTCAATGCCAGCTCGAACAGACTTCTCGTAGTCTTCCGGCAACAGGGCAGACGCGCCAATTGCAGACGTTTCCAACAGACCAGTGGCACCACGGCCAACGGCTTTAGGAATGTCCTTTAAGTAATCCTTGAAGCCAGTTTCTTTCTTGGGCGGAGCGGCTTCTATCTTGGGCCCATATCCAAGACCACTCAGGTATTGAGCGATCTTGGTTGCGTCCTCGGTGTTCCCTGCCGCATCGGCAGCTTTCAATGCAGCAAAGAGATCCTCAACTGTTGCCATGGGGCACCCTTACTTTTTGGGTTTTAGATACTTCCCGAGCAGGTCATTCATGTCCTGACCCACGTCTATTTCACCGGGATCATACCCATCATAAGCCTGACGCATCAAGTTGCGATAACCCGTATGCAGGTTAAGCCTGTTTCTGGCAGCGGCAACAGCATCTTGAACAAAGGCATTTGACTTGCCCTCATCCATAGAAAGCAGCGGGTTCTTGGACACCAATCCTTTTGCCGTGGTTTCAGCCCGACCCAAATAGTCCTGCTCCATGCGACGAGCAATCTCTGCCGCGCGCAGACGCTGCCCCTCTTGAGCCTTGGTAATCTTGCCCTCTTCAACCTGCTTCCTGAGATCAAGCTCCAAGCCTTTGAGGAACTTCTGGGATTCCAAGCCCTGTCTACGGATATCAGCCAAGCTCTTGTAGCGCTCAAGGCCAAGCTGACCTTGCATGATGGCATTCTCTTCTGCGGTGCGGGTCGCGGCCGAGCGCAGCAGGGAAGAAACTCCAGCCTGCCCGCCTTGGCCAATGTTTGCAAGGGCATATGGCGATGTACCACCAGCAATACCCAAGCCGGCAGCAAGCAGAGCCAAGTACTTATCCTCTTCGCGCTGCTTATCCAAACGACCCAAACGCGCCTCGAGCAGTTGCTCCAGTTTGCTCTTTGGTTCTTCTTCGGATGTCCCGGCGCCTTTGCCGCCTGCGGCCGTCTCAGTACCACCTACGCCAGCAGCTCCGGGCCCACTTTCAATATCTTGAGCGGTATATCGAGCAGCTTCTTCTTGACGGGCTTTCTCGGCAGCAATGCGCTGGTTCTCTTCGTCCACATCAAACGGAGAAATTCCAGAGAAAGTAACTGGGCCAGTTTCCCCGGTTTTCCCGGGCTTGGCCGGCGGCGTATATCCCGGGCGAGGTCCGTAGGTCTCAACTCCAGCAGGCGTGTAGGTCAAAGGAGCCAAAGGCTTGATGCCGCGCTCTTGCTGCTCCTTCGGGCTCATGCTCACGTCTTTCATGAACGCAGGACGTGATGCGCGCTCAAGCTCGTCTGCAGTCGGCTCAGGTTCTGCGCCGTACTTCTTCAGCTCATCCGCCTGCTTGCGTTCCATAACATTTTTGCCAATGTCAAAGCCCAAAGTGGCAAGTCCAAGCGGCCCTGCAATTCGACCAAACGTACCCATTCCTTTTGTTGCAGAAGATGCGGAAGGCGTAGCGGCGGATGGCGTAGCAGCGGGAGGAGCAACGGCTTCAGGCATTGCAGAGAATGCCGCGCGCGCTTGCTCCATACGCAGGCGACGGCGAGCAGCATCCCTAATCTCTTCAGCAGACATTTCGGCAAGATCACCTATCCCGCCCAAGCTTACTGCGCCACGATTCTGGAAGCGCACAGCACCGCCACCAGCCATGCCGGCAACATACTGGCGCGTTTCAGCGGGCAGGCGAGCAGGATCGGCACCAGACGCCAGCCACCTATCAGTAGCACCAGGCCCCATGTTGTAGGCAATGGCCGCCAACTTGTCATCACCGTAACGCTGACGCATGGCTTTCAGGTAGTCACGCCCAACTCGAGCGATCTCGTCAGGGCTACGGTCGCGCGCAGGCTCAACCCCAAACCCGGGGTCAAGCTGGGTGCCGGGCATAACCTGCATCTCGCCTTGCGCACCCTTGGGAGAAGTGAGCAGATTGCCCGATCGGTCATAGCGACGGCCGCCACTTTCCTTGGCCAACACGTACTTGAGCAGCGCATCATCTTCGGCGCTGATGGCCTTCTTGTCCCGCTCAACCTGAACCGTGCCATCACCCTCGCGACGGGTCACATTCTCCACCGCGGCGCCTTCAGGCGTACGGGTCAGGAAAGTCTTGGACGCCACCGGCGACAAGGACTCAATGCCCTCATCCGACGGCAGGTTTGAATCTTCCACCATCTTCAGGATTCTGCTGATGTCAGGCATGCGGCCGGCACCAGCTAAGGCGCTGACCATCTCGTCGTATTCCTCGTCGGACTCGTCCTCTTCCCGGCCAAGCAGGGCCTCAATCATGCCGCGGTCCGTTCCCCCGCCGCCAGCAAAGGCAACAATCCCACCGCCAGCCATCTCTTCCTGCGGCAGGTTGGATGGCAACGTTGCCACTCCTTGGTCAGCCTGAGCCTGCTGCATCACCTGCTGGGCAATGGGCGGCTGTTGCGGAGCGGGGGCGGCAGGAGGCATGGCCGCTTTGGCCATCTTCTGGTTCAGCTCGCTGATCAGCGGGATGCCAACGTAAGACGGCAGCGTGCCATTCTGCACGGCCTGGCTCAGACTGCGCTGGGCAGCCTTGATCTGATCCGGCGTGCGAGCCATCTCGGCAATGGCATAGGCGCGCTCTTTAAGTCCAGCTTGGATGCTCATGCCAGTTCCTTAGCTTTTCATTGCGTTATACAGGCCAAGACCTGCGATGCCGTCGTCCATGCGCTTCTTCTCGAAGTCCTTGGGTAGACCGCCCTTTTTACCAAATGCACCCAGCTTATTGAGCGCCAATCCAGTCACGCCCAGACCTGCCGCCTGGGACAAGTAGCTCGGCGGCGCCTGATACGACTGCGTCGTAGAAGCCTGCATGGGCAGACCGCGCAACTGAGCGTTCATGAACGCCAGCTGTTGCTGCGGATACTGCGTCTGCATTGCATAGTTCTGGATAGCCTGGTTCAGAACGTTTTGATCGTACGCTTGACGTGACGCGCCATACTGCGCCTGCGTTCCAAGAATTCCTTGCTGTGCTGCCAGTTGTTGCGTACCCAGATTGCCCAACTGACCGGCGCCTTGAATGGCCTGGCCATAACCCGCCTGCTGAGCGCCAACACCTTGCAGCCCAATCTGAGCGCCTTGCATACCAGCTTGAGCGCCTTGAATACCGGCTTGCTGTCCCTGAATACCTGTCTGGGCACCTTGAATACCTAGACCGGCGCCTTGCATACCGGCTTGAGCACCTTGAATACCGAGACCAGCGCCTTGCATGGCAGCTTGTTTGCCTTGTAGTCCAAGATTGGCGCCAAACTGTTGGGCCTGACGCGCTTGATCAAAAGCCGATTGCAGCCCGGTGGCTTGAATACCGCCCATCTGCGTGGCTAAATTGCGCTGGCGTTCTGCCTCCATGATGGCTTGACGACCGCCACCAAAAGCCCCGGCTTGCGTGGCTTGACCACGCTGTTGTGCGCCCAGAATATCCGACGCACGCTGTGCTTCGCGTTGCTGTACACCCACCACGTTTTGCATGTATGGGGACATATACGCTTGCGTGGCGTAGGGGTCAGTTGCCTGTTGTGCGTACTGTGCTCCTGCTTGTCCAGCTTCGGCCCCGTATTGCATGCCTTGTAGGCCTGCTTGCGCCCCCATGCCACCGTAGCCCATGCCTTGACGCCCCGCTTGTGCGCCCATGCCGCCGTACATACCAGCTCGCTGTCCTGCTTGCGCCCCCATGCCACCGTACTGAGCACCAAGACCGCCGTACTGACCCGCTTGTCCTGCGGTTCCAAGAGCGCCCATGATGCCAGCCCCAGCCACGTCCGTGGCTTGGCCGTACTGACCTGGAACTTGGAGGTTTGCCGCTCCTTGGTATGCTTGGTTTTGCAACGGATCAAACGGAGCGTAAGCAGAGCGAGCGGCCGTCATCTCTCCCGGTCCCAAACCTCTAAGCATCGGATTTCCGCTGGCATCAACCTCCCCTGAAGCTGAACCAAACGCTTGGTACGGCTTAACGCTAGTAATCTGCGTGGTGCCGTCGGGTCCGGGGGCGGTATTAAACAGCTGCTGCTGGGTAGCGCCCAACATTGTCTCTACATACGGACGAGCGTATTCAGGAATGTTAGAGGTGTTGGTTGTGCTTTGAGTCGGCGCCCCACCTCCGCCGCCACTTCCGCCACCACCATACACAATCCGGCCGCCCTCCTTGCGAGTGACGCAATCTCCCAATGTCTCGCCCATGGCGTAGAGTTGTCGGCGTGAATAGCTCATAATTTGATCCTCATCACATGATGGGTTTCTTCCATACCCATCTTTTTGTACATCGGGACTAGCTCATCGCGACACCAGCATTGCGCCTTGGTAGCCCCATATGCCTTCATCCATTCTTTGGCATGCTCAAAAATGTGCTGCCTGACTATCCCCTTGCCGCCCATCAAATTCACATGGGCTACCCGTTCACGCGGATAGTCAATAAAGTCAACTGTCGCAGCACCCGTTATCCCGACTTCCAGCTCTTCCCAAACCAGCAAAAATGTCTTGCCAGTCCGAACCGAGTACTCCACCTGTTCAATCGTGATTGCTTCAGGATCTATATCAATCGCCTTTTGCAACAGTGGGGCTGCAATTGGCCACACCTTCGGCAGATGAATAGGTAGTACTTGGTGAAGCGGCATGTTTAAGCAGGTAGATATTTACGAGGGTTAATCTCTCTACCCTGCTTCTTTGTTCCTGTTCTGGCTTTACGAACCTTGTCCATCATGCTGTACAGGTGCTTGGCGCCTGCGTCAGTGGAGCCGTTGCCAAGGCCAGAGACTACGTCGGCCGGCACAACAAACTCACCGTCAGCTAGGCGGGCAGGCTGTTTGCCAGAGATAGTAGCGGGGATGTTGTCCGACATACCGTCACCCGGGCCTTTGAGCAGACGTCCGCCATCAGAGTAGCCGCCCAGGTTGGCAATGCCGCCACCTGCCATGCGCTCGGCGCCCGTCATCATGTCCACATTAGCGTCATCAGCTCCTGCCACAACATTGCGGGACACGGGGGTCTGCCAGGGCGTAGCGTAGGCCCCTTGTCGAATGTCTGCCTGGGGGTAGCCGGTGTTGGCACCCAACGCGTTCTCGCGAGACATTTCTTCCACCGGACCGCCAGCAGCATAGGGTTTGTACGTATAAGGGGTGTACGTATTGGGGTTGTACGTAAACTTAGATAAAGGACCGGAGTATCCGGGAGGCGCATAAGCAGCAGTTGGCTTGCCAAGATATTTTGCAGCAGCCAATCCAGCACTACCGTACTTTATAAAAGGATCTGAGTTTTTCCAAGCATCATAGCCCCTGGAAAGCAGGTTCATAATGCCGGGCGTTTCTGGAATTCTCCCGGTTGCCGCATCAAGCATACCCTCTACTGGCGGAATAGCGGCTCTTGGATCTCCTGGCGTAAATGGAACTTCTGCAGCCCCAAGATCCATACCCCATCCCGCTTCACCAGGACCAGCAACACCACGGGCCAGAGCATCAGAAACGCCCGCATTTCCAAGAGATGCCAGTTGCGTCCCCGGATATTGCCCGGCGCCCTGCGCGAGCTGACTCATGGCGGTTTGATATTGAGCAGGAATTTGCTGAGCAAAGTTACCAGCCTGCAATCCTTGACTGGCAACGTTGCCAGCACCTTGGGCGGCCTGTATCAGGGCTGGATCGCCCATCTGCCCAGCGCCAAGAATGGAAGAGGCAGAAGGAACAGCGCCCGCATTAGCCGCTTGCGCAAATTGAGCTGCAATCTCGGGATTGACTACAGCAGTTTCTGCAAGGGCAGTTTGAAAAGCGGGGGATAAAGCCCCCAAGCCACCGGCCAAACCAGCGCCCGTAGTGAGCCCCGCACCAGTGCCAAGACCAAGACCGGCAACGCCAGCGCCCTCAAGCGCAGAGACTCCTGCCATGCCTTCAAGAAAACCACCAGCACCTGCAGCAGTTCCGGCAACCTCTGCTGCGCCTAATGCTTCTGCCGCTAGGGCGGCTTCACCAACTCCACCACCAGCCATGGTGTTCTCCTAAAAAGTTGTCAAATCGTACCATTTTCAGATCTTCGACACAAACGTCGCCGTGAAGATCACGGACGGTATTGCCGGGCGTGTAGGGGTAGCCGCCACGGGCTCTGACTGGATAAATGCGTCAGTATTTGTGGTGTGCCACTGTAAGCTGACGTTGTCCCCTGCGGCCATATCAACAAGCAAGTTCACCGTACCTACCGCATAGAACGGCGTTGCTGGGTTCTTACGGGCGGCCATACCAATCCGGGTGTTGGAGCGCGGTATGTTGGTGCCGTTATAAAGAAACCAAACGTCGATGGATTCCGTGGAGTTGGCCAGGTTGGCGCACTGAATACTGTACTGAAAGTTATACCGCCCCGCTTTGGCAGTAGTTACTTGATACCCGCTTACCAACGAAACGTAGTTAGACGCGTCGGTGTCAGTAAACGTAATATCGTAAGCCGCTGTGGTGCTGGCTGCCGTTTGTGAAGCCGAAGATGAAAACGCCCCGTTGGGGAAATAAATGGCCGACCCATCATTGATGGGGGACAATGCGGTTGTACGCAGCTGGCTGTTAAAGCTGTCCAGTTGATTGAAGTACAGGCGCAGGATGTTGGTGTACTGATCCATAAACCGCTGGTCGTACTCGACCGGGGCGGCTGCCAGACGCGGAGCATCGAACCTGTTGAGGTCTTGCTCGGTATAAACAAACAAGTTGCTCATCGACGACCATCCGGGCGCACATCCATACGCGGGGTTCCCAGCTGCCAGGCCACACCAAGTTCAGTGGACTCCACGCGAAACGCCATCTGACGACCACGCAGACGGACATAAACCTGCTCGGTGAACTGCTGCACGTTGTAGGACTGCTGGCCCGCGTAGTTCTGCGTGCTCTTGACCGCCGGGTTGTCCGACGTGCCGTAGTTGGTGCCGGGGAACTGCCGTGGGCGCACAGTAAAGTTGGCCTGGGGTTTGTTGACGTTCGAGCCATCAAACGTGATGTCGGGGATCATGCGCCACACAAAACCAAAGTTGTGGCCGTCGCCAATATCAAAGTCCGAGGACTGCACGTAGGCAGTGATAGGCGAAGCGGGATTAGTCGTGCCGTCGTCGTTGCCGGTTTCGTGGTACACCAGCTGGCCGTTTGACCCAGCGTAGGGAGTGGCCATCGGCTGCGAGCGCAGCGGGCTATCTAGCCAAGAACTGCGAGCCAGCGTGCCGTAATACCAAGTGCGCTCCAGGTAGTTGTAGACAACGTACTTGTCTATCGTGGAAGAAGAAGCAGAGCAATAAAACCACCAGATTTCGTTGTAACCCTCATTGGTTCCGGCAAACGCCTGGAAGCCCTGCGTGGTATTGATGTCGTCATAGACGTACTGACGCAAGGTGCATGGAAGGGTTTCCACTCGACCGGAGTACATGTAGAACTTGTCGACACCCATCCAGTACGTAATGTTGTTGACTGTAGCAACGCAGTTGGGGCCCAGGATAGAGATGTTGTCTCCCATGATTTGAACACCCCAGACGTACGGGGCTCCAAGATACTGCATGGAATAAATGGCTGCATCGGTCAACACCAACACTTCCTGACGAGTCTGAATGGCCGTAATAATTTGCGACCCCCGGCTCAGTCGATAGCTACCCGCTTGGTTGGTAATGGACGGCGTCCACACATTGGGGCTTTCTTGGTCGGACCAGCGCACTAGCATCGGGTCTTGCGCGGTCGATCCGTAGTCGTTAACGCCAAACGCCAAGATAAAGCGAGAAGCGTCAGACACCATGACGTAGTTACAAACGACCGGCGCATCAGCCACAAACATCAGCGAAGTGCCGCCAGTTGTGCCGCTCATAACAACCGGCGTAAGTAAATCCACGGTAGACGATAGTGTGTAGACCAGCGGGGTAGCGGTTTCTACTAGATAGTACGTGGTGTTTGCGGTTACCCCAGTCGGAAGCGTTCCGTTTGTCGTGAAGTAAACGCCTGTGCCCTCAGCCAGATAACTAGCCAGCGTAACCTCAGAAGCCCCAATGCTAAAAGTCACCGTCTGCTGGGTGAGCGGCACAGCCCGGTTAAACTGCGTGGGCACAACAGTATTGAACGCCCAGTAGTAGATTGGGCCGCCACGCGGGTTGGCGATCAGGTCTTGGCCAAAATTAGACTGGCTCCATGTGCGCAACTGAACACTGATCCCAGACGCAGCTTCATCACCCCAGCCTGTGTTTGTGCCGGGTGCAGCCACAACACCGCCCCACGTACCAGCACCCCAACCGTTAACGGCGCCAAACACACTGGGGCCCGTAGCAATCTGGTAGTACGCAATCGTAAGCGATCCGCCGTTTCCAACGTCGCTGGCATTAGCTGCAACGCTGGCTGTAATACTGTAGGTGCTGGGAGAAAGATAGGTTACCTGAAACTCACTGTTGAGGACGGCTGCCGTGATATTGCCGCCCAGCGATACCGCCCCGGTGAACGTCACGAAGTCACCCGTGTTGCCGCCCCAGCCTGAGTTAGTGACAACAATTGTGGTTGAGCCAGACGTAGCGGCAAAGGTTACCTGGCCTGCCACCGTGGTGGCCCGAAGCGGCGTCACATCGTTGATGTCCCCGCCAGTCCCGTTCTGGATATAGAGTTTTGAGTTTGTCGCAAGGCTCAGCAGGTTGAACCCGTTCAGGGACACCCAGTTCCACATGGATCGGCAGATACCCCAGAACATACCGGTAGGCGGCACGGCGGGCTCGGTAACTACGCCAGCATCCTTGACCCAGCCACCAATCTTCTCGGGGTAGCCGGAACGGAAGCGCACCTTGTCGGACTCAAACCAACCGCCCTCGTTGGCCAACGTGGTTGATTCCCGGTTGACACCCGGTCGGAACTGAAGTTTCTGTAAGGGCATCTGGACTCCTACGACATGAACAGGGCGTGCTCGTCGAGTCGACGTTTTTGTAACCCTTTCAGTATTTTGCCACCAGCCATGCAGTACTTCAATAGTTCCTGTCCTGCGCCTTCTTTGTCCCCCCGATTGAGCTTCTGACGAAGCGTCGAACGCTGGAGTGTTCCAAGACCGACGTTAAAACTGAAAGACACAAGAGCGTCAAACATGCCTTGTGTAAGAGGAGCAGTGATGTAGGTGTGAACCCCTCGCTCAAAGCGAGCCAGATCTGCGCGAAGTATTCCATCGATCTCGTCCATTTCAAACGTTCTGAAGTCCTCGATCTTCAAGGCAAACCCATCCCGCTGGTCAATGGGCAACTTCCCCTGCTCCGGGTACAACACATGTCCAACGCCGATTGTCCAGAGCTTGGCTGGGCAACGGTAAGGCTTTTGTCTTACACCCTCATGGTGCTTGATCATGGCCACAGCTTTGGGGCTGACGTTCATTTGCCGAATGCCCGACCGCCAAAGTGGAACGCAATAATGCTGGCAAAGAGCGCCTGGGTCTCGTCATCCCACAACTGGTCGGCCATGTCTTGGAACCCAACGCCGGTGCTTAGGCCGTGGTAAACCAAGGCGCAGTCAATACCAACCAGCAGGAAGAAGAAACCATAGGTAATAGCTGGGCGCACGCTGGCCCGGAAGTTTTTCATCCACTGGCTAGTGCCCTCGTTTAAAGCCGTGTCATGGGCGTAGATGGCCTGCATCTCAGCTTGCTGGGCGGCAATCATGGAGACCTTTTCGTTGGACTTGGTCTCAATCTCAAGCTGCTGGGTGTGTATGTTCTCAACCCGCTCCTGGGCCTCAAACCCCAGCTTGCGCATCTCAAGCTCCCGGGCGATCTGCATCTGGGCCAGCTCCAGCTCATGCTTCTTGTCGCTGCGGTCTTGGAAGAAGTCCAGAATCTTGGGCAGGCCTCCCATCAGGAAGGAGATCAGGGTAGAAAATAGTGTCAGCATTAGTAACTCTTTTTGGTTAACATTGATGAAGCGATGAGCAGCATGGACTGGGCGTCCTCTACGCTCTCAGGTCGATCTTTGTACCCGACGGTAATTTGACCGATGAAACGTGTTGCGTCGGGTGGTACAGAGATACGACAACCGTAGGTGACACCAGCCTCGACGTACCACAGGCCGACTTCGCTTTGTGGCTTTGCGTAATCACTGCATGGCGTCTCTCCTGCCATAAGTTTGACAACGTCTGCGTTATTGTTGGGATTCTGGGTAAAGAGACCGACATCGATGCCCTCCATGCGCTTGTCGCGCCCTTCCTTTGTATACGCCCGGTACAAGACCCGGGTGCCAAATAACGGGTTTACCTTGAAGATGGCCACAGTCTGTGCACCACCGTACTTGAAGAGGATTGCTGCGGCGTCGTCCGCCCGGGACTCATTGATGCTGGGTAGCTTCTGGCTTTCTTTGTAGGCCCCAACCAGCAGCTCTTGGTTGCTGTAAACAAACCAAGCGCAGAACCCAAAGACGAACATGACCAAGAGGGCGATGAGCTTGAACGGACTATCCACATACGTCAGTATGCGATCTAACACTCCCAGCGTTTTGTCCTGCTCGCTCACCTGTCGCACCTTTCAATCAGTTGTCGGTACTTGCCGATTTTCTGCGTGATCCGCTCGTTCTCCAACCTGAGCTTGTGCATGTCGATGTACATAAACATCATCACCGGCAACATGATGGCGAACAGAAACGCCATGATCGTCATACCAACCAAACCCCCAATCGGTTCTTCTGGTGCAACATCACTGACCAGATTAGAGCGACCAGATACGCCAGCATTACCAGAACGATTACCACCTCCAGGGCCACCTCTTGCATTTGATCTAGCTTGACCCTGCGTTGCCATTCCAGCTCCCTTTGCATCTGCTCGGCTAGTTCTAAATCCCTTTCATGTTCTTGCTCCAGCCTGAACAGCGTCTGCTCAAAGTCAGCCCAGAACCCACCTGGCAATCCTAGCTCGTAGATGATCATGTTGCGAAGCTGCTCATACTGCTGCTTCAGCTCCATCTTGCGAGCCACCTCCTCAAACGCCAGAACCTGCAAGGACTTGTCCTTGGGTGGGTTCTTCTTGACCTCTAGCTCCGCCTTCTTTAACGTCTGCGTGTGCTCAAGTACCTTTCCTACATGGTGGGTGACTTGGCTCGTCAGGTCTGCTACTTCTTTGCCAGCTGCTTGAGCTTCCTTGACCAGCGCACACAGCTTTCTGACACCAGAGATAGCGCCAGAGACCATCGTGAACGCAGTGACAGGGTCCACATTAGTAGAGACCCTCTTTGAAGATGTTCACAAACACCGTGCCGTCCTCAAGCGCCTCGATCTCGTGCAAGATGTTGGCGGGAAGGTCAAGCGGCTGGGTTTCCGCATTCATCACGATCTCTTTGCCCTTAACGCGGATAACACAGGAACCTGCCTGGCACACATTTGCGTGGTTGAAAGAGTGCTGGTGCATTGGAAGCCCATCACCCTTGTCTGCGTGATAGACATTAAACACAGCCCCCGCATACACAAAATTGTGGTACGGGGTTATCTGCCTCATACGGTCTGAGTCCCGGTTGTTCCGGGGTAGGGAGCAGGAGGTGGCACGACAATAATTTGCTGCGTTGCAGTATCGTAATACCACTGATCCGCGACAACATCGTCCGCACAATCCACCCAAAACAACGGCGGGGCAACCTCAAACGCTTGGTCGATTACCTCCGCAACACGAGCCGAATTGGGTATGGTGACCAGTACGGGAAGATATTTAGGACCGGATGAGTCTGGATTTAACGTCCAACCCGTTATCTCTTGTACTTGCGTTGCTGGGTCAATCAATGCTTTTTTCATTTTTTCTCCTTAATAC